TCGAGCCGCTCCTCTCTCTTGTCGGCGTCGACATCGCAGGCGACATCGCGGGCGCCAAAGACAGGCTCGCCGGGCTCTTCGCTTCAGCGGCGGACGACATCGGCACATGGCAGGAGGCGACCTTTGACAGCTGGTTCAACGCCATAAACCCGCTCAACGTCCTGCAGACGCGGGAGAACATCTCTGAGGCGCGGGCGCGGCGTGCCCGGGAAGCGGCGGCGGCGACAGGTCAGGGCAGCGGGCAGCGCGACGCGGTCGGCATTGAGGTGCGCGTGGCAGACGATCGCGTGGTGGCCGCGGTGCGCCATGGACACAAGGCAATCGAGCTGTCGGCCTCTCAGGGGCTGGCCGCGGTGGGGGCGACATGAGCTGGCACGGGTCGATCCTGAGAGGGTCGTGGCGCGGCGTGCCGATGCGGGTACTGTCCGTGTCGATGAGCGCTGGGCGGAGGTCAGTGCTGCATGAGTTCCCCGCGCAGACCTCGCCCATGGTCGAGGACCTGGGGCGGGCCACGCGGCGCTGGACAGTCGAGGCGGTGGTCGTGGGGCCGAACTACCTGGCCGAGCGCGACGAGCTGCGACGGGCGCTGGAAAAGCCGGGCGCAGGTGAACTCGTGCTGCCGACGATCGGGCTGGTGAACGCGTCGCTCGCAGAGCCGGCGACCTTCAGCGAGCGCCCGGACGAGGCGGGTTTGTGTCGCGTCAGCGCGACGTTCGTGGAGGCGACGAGCGGTTTGCGCGTGGCGACAAAGGTCGACCCCAAGGCCACGGCCAGACAGGCGATTGAGGCCGCGCGACAGACGGTGGCTGCCGCGACAGTGGCCGAGATCGAGTCCGCGCGCGCAGCCTATGAGGAGGCGCTGGGCATGCCGGACGCGCTCGACGCGGCGCTCGCTGTGTCGACGCCAGAGTCTCAGGCGCTCGTCGCGCTGCCGAGCGAGGTGCAGGGGTCGATGCTCGACGCGGTCGGGACAGCGCTCGAAACAGCGGTCGCGGCGGTCGAAAGCGCCCTGCAGACGCTGGCCGCGCCAGTGGAGGCCATGGCTGGGATAAGGGCGCGGATCAGAGAGGCGCGCGCGTCGCTGGAGACGCTGGCCGCTGCGCCTGACAAGGCCGCCGAGATGGTCCTGGATATCGTCGACGAGGCTGTCGCGCTGGCCGCGGACGCCTCGGCGCTCTCGGGATGGTCCATCGATACTGCCGCGCGGCTCTTGCGCCTGTGCGCTGTGGTCACGCCCGATGGCGCCTCTGAGCTCATCCACGGAGCGCCTGATCCGATCGTGGCTGTGGCGAGCGCGCCCGCGCCTTTGGACCTCCTCTCCGCGCGCTCGACTGCCGCCATCGACCGTCTGCGCCTGGCCGCCTGGACTTTGGCCGTCGCCGAGGCCGCGCTCGACACGGACTGCGCCACCTCGGACGCTGCCCGCGCTCTGGCCGACGCCATCGACGCGCTCTCGGCTGCCGCCATTGACGCCCGCTCTGACGCGGACAACGCCAACACCGAGCGCCTCGCCATTGCCCAGGCCGTGGCCATGACTGGCCGCCTACTGCGCGAGGTCGCCGTGGATCTGCCCCGCCTGACAACCTACGCGCCGCCGACCACCGCGCCCGCTGTGCTCATCGCCCATCGCCTCTACGGCGACGCGAACCGCGCTGACGAGATTGCCCGCCTCAACCGCCTCGATGACCCGCTGCGCGTCACTGGTGGGCAGGCGCTGGAGGTCCTCGCCGATGCCTGACCTCGCGCTCGAAGTCGCCGGGCAAGTCTTCAGCGGCTGGACGAGCGCCCGCGTCACCGAGTCCATCGATGCGCTCGCGCCCGCGTTCGAGCTCACCTATGCCGACCGCTGGTCTCAGAGCGCCGAACGCGTCCGCATCCGCCCAGGCCAGGCCTGCCGCCTCCTCTGGCGCGAGGCGCCCATGCTCACCGGCTGGATCGACAGCGCCACGGCCACTGAGACCGCCTCTGAGCGCGCACTCTCGGTCTCTGGTCGCGCCAAGACAGGTGACCTCGTCGACTGCTCGGTCGAACTCTCCGATCCTTGGATCGACCGGACGATCGAGGAGATTGCCCGCGACGTGGTCGGCGTCTTTGGCATCGGCGTCAGGTGCTTTGTCTTTGGTGACGCCGCCTCGCCCATCCCCTTCGCCGCGCCCGAGCTGGGGGAGACGTGCGCTGAGCTCCTCGGGCGCCTGGCGCGCCTGCGCGGCTGCTGGCTCTCGACCTCGCACTCGGGAGATCTCGAGATCGTGCAGGGCGGCTGGCGAGCTGGCGGCGACGTGCCTGTCCTGCGCCGGGGCCGCGACATCCTCAGTGCCACGCTCACAGAGTCTCACGAGGCGCGCTTCGACCGCCTGACCGTGGCCACACAGGGTGGCTCGCTGGAAATCGACGCCATCAGCGGCCTGACCGCCACGGCCCGCGACCCGGCTGTCACGCGCCACCGCCCGCTCGTCGTGGTCGCGGATGCGGCGTGTGTCGACCTCGACCGCCGCGCCCAGTGGGAGATCAACGCCCGCATGGGCAAGGGCACGCGCCTGAGCCTCACGCTCCCGGGCTGGACAAGCGCCCGCGACGCCCTCTGGCACCCGGGGCAGGTCGTCCGCGTGGTCGATGACTGGCTCGGCCTCGACCACGAGCTGGCCATCGTCAGCGTCCAGCGCTCGCTCGACCTCAACACCGGCACCACAGCCCAGCTCGAACTCGCCGACCCGCGCGTCCTCCTCCCTGAGCCCATCCCTGACGACGCCTTTGAGGCCTGACGACGCCTTTTGACCACGCCCGCGGGCAGCCTTGGACGCTCACAGGCAGCCCTTCAAGGTCCCGCAAACGCCCCTCAGAGAGCCCTTTGACGCCCCTCAGAGAGCCCTTTGACGCCCCTCTGAGGCCCCTTTGGCGCCCCTTCAAAGACACCCTGACAGCCCGACGCCCTCCCGCTGCCAACCACGCCAGCCCACACCGCCCCGGGCGCCACTCTACCAGCCGCCTGTGACGCCTGTGGCCAAACGCCCCGAAAAACCCCTGCCGCCAGCTCGGCAGAGGGGTGTGACACCCAGAGACACGCTTCCCTCATGTCTGACCGCCTGCTCGCCCCCATCCGCCGTCGCCTGCGCCTCATCGTCTCCCGCGCCGCCATCCGCGCCAGCGATGACTCGACCGCGCTGCAGACCCTCGACCTCGGCCTCATCGGAGACGAGACGCGCAAGGGCGCCATCCGGATCGCCGAATATGGATTCGCCAGCCGCCCGCCCGAGGGCGCCGAGGCGGTCTACGTCTGCCCAGGCGGCGACAGGGCACAAGGGGTTGTGGTGGCCACCGATGACCGACACAAGAGACCGCGCGACCTCGCCGAGGGCGAATGCTGCCTGTGGACCCCTGACAGCGGCAAGCGCGTCCACTGCCGTGCCAACGGTCAGGTCGACCTTGGCTCAGAGCCCGAGGATTTTGTCGCGCTCGCCCGCGCCGTCCGTGCTGAGCTCGACGCCATCAAGGGCGACCTCGACGCGCTCAAGGCGGCGATCGAGGGCTTCGAGGGCAGCTTCTCAGGCACGATCGGCGGCGCAACGGCAGCGGGGACTGTCGCCAGCACGACCAAGGTCAACCTCACCTGGTCGCCCTCTGACGTGGCTGCCGAGGAGGTGCGCGCCAAATGACCACCCGCCTCTGGACGCCCGCTGACCTCGCCCGCGCCCCTGTCTCGTGGCTCGACTGCGATTCGGCCCGCGTCGACTCGGACGCGCAGGGCGTCGTCGGCGTCTACGACCGACAGGGCCACCTCTACCGCCCCCTCACCGGCTACGCGGCGCACCGCCTCGGCGTCGTCCACCTCAATGGCCGTCGCTGGCTCGGCGGCACAGGCGACAGCGACACCAACCAGCGCCTCGCACTCTGCGCGCTCACGGCCAGCGGCTGGCTCCAGGGCGCGAGCGGCGTCACACTCGTCGCCGCGTTCCATCGATTCCAGCTCGCCTCCGCCTACCAGGGCCTCTTCGCCGTCAACAACGTCGACGACTCCGGCGCCGCGGCCACGACCCAACTGCAGGCCATGCTGCACCTCGCCCCGGCCTCGACCGCGAACGGCAACCTGCTCTTCAACTTCCGCCGCCTCTCCACCGACACCGGCGGCACCAAAACCAGAACCACGGGCCTGGGACCCACGGGCGGCTTTGTCGCCTCTGAACGCCTCGACGCGGTGAACGCCCAGACCTCGATTCACGCTGGCCCCTCCTCGACCTGGGGACCCTTGGCCGACGACACGGGCGTCACCTCGGGCCTCCTCGGCGGCTGCTCGTCGAGCGCCTATCAGGTCATGTTCGGCGTCGAGCGCGCCAACATCGCCGGCGCCCCAGACATCGCCCTCGGCGAAGCACTCCTCTTTGACCACGCCCTCACCGACAACGAAGTCGCCCGCGTCGAAGGCTACCTCGCGCACCGCTGGGGCCTCACCGCCTCGCTGCCAGAGACGCACGCCTACAAGCGAGTGGCGCCGACAGTCGCCACGCTCATTCCAGCGCCTGCCGACGAATCCAACGCCGCTCGTCAAACCTACCGCGCATGGCTGCCCAATCGCGCCCCGGCCTGGCTGCAGCGCCCCAATGGCAAGGCGTGGTTTTGGGCCCACGGCGACACGCTCGACTCGCTCGAAGACGCGGCCCGCGTGGCCGTCAAGGCGCGCCTGCCCTCGCACACCACTCAAGACGGCCTCGCCCTCCTCGGCTCAGAGCGCCGCCTCGAACGCGTCCCCGGCGAAAGCGCTGAATCATTCGCCCGCCGCGTCATCTCTGCGTGGACCGCCTGGCAACACTGCGGCACCCCGCTCGGCGTCCTCCTCGCCCTCAGCGTCGCGGGCCTCGACAACGCGCGCATCCACGCGCCCAATGGCCTCACCTACAGCCTTGACCAGGACAGCGGCCTTCTCGTCGAGCCCGCCCTTCTTTCCTGGCCAACCAATTCCGACGACAACAGCGACGCCATTCATCCCAATTGGACCATTCGCGCCGCGCCTTTCTGGAGTGAATTCGAACTCATTATTCTGGCCAGCGCATGGCGCGATCCGGACACCGGCGACATCATTCTGCCCAATGAAAACGACGCTGCCGCGCAAACCATCAAACGCCTCGTCCGCCAATGGAAAGGCGCCCATTGCCGCTGCACCAGCATCATTGCCCTGAAATCCGAAGACGCGCCCCTTGTTGGATTTCCCAGGCGCACCATCGGAACCATGGCGCAAAGCGACGGAACAAACACCGGCGGCCTCTGGACACAAAACAAAGGCTGGTTTGACCGCGCGCCCAATGATTTTCGCGCCCAATGGACAATGAACGCGCAGTGAGGCCCTGCTTTTGTCTGTTCTGGCCTCTTTTTGTGCGTTCTGTGCGCTTTGTGCGGTTTGTGCGCCACATGCCCTCAATGAATGAAGCGCCGTCAATTCATGGCGGCCTTTTCATCTGAGGACACTTCATGTCAGACAATGATTTTAATAAAGGCGTCGAGGCGGATCTGGATCCGGCCATTGAGCATTTCCGACAAAAGACAGCCATGACGCGGGAGCAAATCGACGCGCTCTCTGCGGAAATGCGGCGTCGAGTCTTTTTTATCACCGGCCTTGCGGATTTGGAGCTCATCAAGCGCGTTCAGTTATCGCTCGCCAAATCCGTGGAGAATGGCGAGACCTTTAAAGACTGGAAAAAGAGAATCCGGCAGGAGCTCACCGACCCCAAATTCACCGAAAAGCGTCTGAGAACCATCTTTCGCACCAACGTGCAGAATATCTTTGCCACGGG